TCAAGATCCGATATCAATAACTCATAATCCCCGATACCATATTTCCTTGACTGGTATTTCAGATACCTGAGATCGTCAATTGCTTCCCGGCCATACCTGTCTTCCATGTAAATGAAATATTCTACATAACTTCCGTTTCTTCCCACGTTACACCCGTAGCATTGAGTATGGCAGTTCCTTTCATCAAACAGTAACGACAAAGTACGGCCCGCAATAAAATGTCCGGCCTGCATACCGTCACCCTTCCAGTGTGCCAACTTCCCACACGTTACGCAGTTAACATACCCGTCTTTATCAGCATCCCGGCGCCTAACCCATTCGGAAAACAGATTCCAGGCTTTAAGTTTTAGCTTCTGCCTTTTACTTTTCTTCATTGATTTGGCCCTTCCCGAAAGCCCGCATCGCCTTGTTACACTGCTTCCGCGTAAAGTTTCTCGACACCTTCGCAGCACCAACGCCTTGCTGGAAATACGTTCTGTACTCTTTTCCAAGCGTCCGCCAGTAGCCTTCACGGGTGCTTTGTGGCTTCACTGCGCCGCCCTGTCCATTCTCCGGCCATCCGCATGTTGTGTCCGGTATATCTCTGTGGTTATCTTAGCAGCTTCTAATTGCCATCTTAATTGTTCTTCCTCGTCAACTGCAGCCTTTAGCCCGATAAGGTTTTCTTCATAGTCGTGGTGCCCGTAAGCAAATGATTCCTTGTCTGATATCGTGCCGTCTGGGGCTTCCTGGTACAGTCTTGCCTTTAGCGTCTTCCTGAACTCCTCCAGGTAACGCCGTGACGCCTTAGCTGCTGCATAGTCAACGGCCTTTTTCTTCATGAACGTTAATGCGCCTTCAAGTTGTTCTTCAGTAATCATGATAATCTTCGCTCCATCCTGATTTCCCGAGACATCTGCACCGGCGGCAGCTTGCAGTAGTATTTCAGAATAGACTTATAATGCTCGGGCTTGAAAGGATTGATTTTGTTTTCATGCGATCGTCGCTCAACACCTTTGTTCTGCTGGAACAGACTCTCACACTCCCTGCACCGGCTGTTAGGCTCCATCCTGATGCTGCCGTCCTTTCGTTTCCGTGGCCGTAACTGGAAGTTGTCTAACGATAACAGTTGACCACAACCGAACTTGCTTTTCCGAGCACATCGCTTTGTGTCTGTCATAGCTGTTCTTCCAGATTAATAACCGTGCGCTGCGCCCTTGCAATATGCTCAGGTGCAACCAACCGCAACCGGATAATCCGCTTCATAAACTCTAACCTCTCGAACTTCGCGGCACCGTTCCAGCCGTTTTCACCTTTATTGCTGGCGCTTAATACCGCTTCCAGGGCACCAACGAACTCGGGCCGTGGCTTGTATGGGCTGCTGTCTCGCTGTCTCATGATTTTTGCCTCGCGTTGTATTCACTAGAAGGGCTTTTCCCTGATACGTGATTCGCTTTCTTGATGTTATCCAGATAACAATTCAGATAATACCTGTCTTCCTTCGGATACTCTTTGACTGCATTTGTCCGGTATCTGCTAGCCTCTGAGCCGGTAGGACACCGCCTTGATTCAGCGTAAATCATTTTTGCAATCGCCTTGTAATTCATGACTTTTTCACCATGAACCGCTCTGAATCAAATCCGTCTTTTCCTTTTCTCTTTGCCTCGGATATCTGATCCTGAAGTAAACGGACACTGCCCCATGCATCCTTCTCTTTGCGTATCGCCAGATCAGCACCCTCTGTAGCGTCCTCGGCAAATCGTGTCATGCTTACTAAGCATTCCTCATGCCATTTGATTGATTGCTTCATGAATGGCTCTCCTGTATAGCGTTCAGCAACTCATTGTCCGGCGTTTTCCAGTGCCTGGCACAGACATACAAGGTTTCATCTTCCCCGCGCATGTAGGACACCCTGAGCCATTTCTGACCTCGGGTATTCATCATACAAACGACACACGGTTTCCCGTAATTATCTTTCCCGTCCATGTCTGGGTCTGGTTTCTTGTAATAACCGTCTATCCTTGGGTATTTCTTCATTTCGGCACCCCGTCCTTGAACCATGCTTCATCATCCATCATCGACTCCCAGAACATATCCCACATGCTTGCCCCTGATTTATAGTCTATCTGCTCATCCATCCACTCTTTCAATATCTGCATCCTTGCTCCTCGCTGGGTGCAACACTGCTGTAACCGTGCATTCTCGGACTTCCATGCGTCAATAGCAGCAGATTCAAAGGTCATGCGAACCTCAGCTATTGCATCATCCCGCTTTACAGCGAGCGCGGATTCTAACTCGGCTATGCGGTCGTCATACCATCCAGCCTCAAACTTTCGTCGCCTTTTCAATGACGCCGATGCTATTTCAATCTGTTCATGAACTAGTCCTTTTTTCATTTTTAACGCTCCCCGATAAATACTCGATTTTGAATCTGTCGTTTAACTCGCATGCCCGCATAACGAAATACCGAAACGTTTGTCATAGCATCGCCAGCATAAGTGATAGCCACCGTGAGCCTCTGGCTGGCCACAGCTACACATATTCGGCGCCCTGGTATGCTTTGTAGCCAATTTTGGTAAATCATCTTCCCAGTACCGGTACTTCAAAAGTCTTTCCACATGCTTGAAAGGTGAAACAAACTTATCCTTCCTTCGCATATCCCGTGCAACAGCTTCCTTTTGTTTTGTGTGCTCCATGATTTGCTTATATAGCGACTCGTCAATTTTGAGCTTCTCCCACTCTGTCCTAGCCCGGGCCTTGCTGCCCTTCGACTGGCTGGTGAATAAGTCAGTTGGTAGTGACTTCCAATAGCTTTCAAATAGATCCATCGAACAAATCCCCTTGGTTACTTCTTGGCTTTCTAATTGATTTGAGCACATAAAACCATGATGATACTGGCCCACTAAAACCCAAAGATCGCATGGATGAGTCATTACTTAATATTGCAATGGCGATTGCCTTGTAAGACGGCACCCTTTCTGACTTCATAAGACTATTACTCACCTCATCTGGTATGCCTTCAAAGTAACATCTCTCCGTCCAAGTCCTCACATAAGTTTGAATCCTTGCAACAGTAGTTGTATTCCCACAATCTGATAGCCCGTTCTGCCTCTTTATTCGCCAGTAGCCGCTGCTCATCCGTCAACATCCCCCATGCTTCCCTTACAATATCCTCAGGACACCCGATAGCCAAAGCTACAGCCGCATGTCCAACCCATGCCTTTCGATTGATTGTTGTATCAGTCAAAGCATTCTCACAACTAACTGTCCATTCATTTATAACGCGCATCATAAATCTGCCATATTTCTTATGATCCGATGTGAATTTAACGGCCCTCCTAACCCATAGCTTCCGATCTTGGACACACCCCCACATATTATGATTAATTTCCTCCCAGTCATAATACGGCCGATACACGCGCTTTATATCAGACGGCCTCATCTAACTCATCTTCCAATATTTCATCAGCAACCCAACTATCAGAAAAATCCCTGTTGGCAAACAAGGCTGCAACCCCTGTTATCTGCTTCAGCCTAAGAAGCTCATCAACACTCATGCCAATATGCTTACATATCCAATGATCCCCTTTACCCATCTCAACCAACTCAGAAACAATCGTACTCATTAACTCTACATTATGAGTTCCTCTTGCCCTGTTATGGCGAATAGTAGACGCCATTCTGTCACCTATCGCTTTATCAATAAGCACTATCGGGAGCAACCCTTTCTCCCTGTCATAAATACGCTTGCTATTTCTTATTGTTAAGTACCTATGAAACCCATCAACGACAACATACATATCATTTTCTTCGTCATAGCAGGCAACAACTGGCTGTGTATATCCGTCTTCCCAAATAGATATTTCAAGCAGCGCCATCTCAGGAGGAGCAACCGCATTAGGGTTATAGTCATTTGCCGTTATCTTCTCAATCGGTACAGCCAAAACATTATAAACAGGGGATTTATAGTCATTCATTACAAGCCTCCAAAGGATAAGAACCGTCATCACTGTGAACTTCTGCGCCAATCAATGGAGGGTTAAAAATACAAATCAGAGCGGTATCCTCAATTGCTTTAAACGAGTGGTCTTCATACCCATCAAGCACATAAACAGTTGTAGGTTTGATTTCAAATTCAGCGCCTGTACCATTGTCTACAATAATCCCAGCCCCGGATACACAGAAACATGCCTCCAAATGATTCTTATAATGCCAGCGTTGAAACTCTCCTTTCGGTATTACCGTCATACTCATTGAAAACCCCATACCATCATCTCGGAGCAAGTATCTGTAACTAATAAACCCTCCAGAAGGGCAATGCACCTGCCTTTCTGTTTCCTTAATATCCTCAAGCGTAATTATCTTCATCTCCCCGTCTCCTTTCGTTACGTTAATAAGGTAATACACCTACGTCTTTTCTGATTTGTTCTGTTATAGCCAATATCTGGATTATTTGATTCAAAGTCTCTTATGTATTTATTCTCGAGTTTATTTAAATCATGAATTGTTATGCGACTAATTTTTTCAAGTATTTCCTTTCTTACTATGAAGTCTCTCTTTTCCGTTTCTGTAAAGTCAGCCGCTATAGTGAAACTATCTGCGCTACCAAAATAATTAATGTCATCAGTCCTATCTTGGCCAATATAAATCTTACCGTTTGGATAAGTTATTTTATATATGCAACCAATAGATAGAATTTTCATATCGTTTTATATTTCTCCATAATTTGTCTCTGACGTTTGGCCTGTCCAATTGTTGGCGCGAGCCCCATATACTTACACGTATGATCATTTTTCAAGATAGTTATCGCAAACCGCTTCCAAGAAGCCACCATACTGTTATCACAGCTCAGCATATCAACATGATCTGGAAATCTTTTGATGACAACCCTGGTTAAATCCTTTCTCCCGTGTGAAGTAAACCCGTTTTTATAATGCGATATCCCATGCTGCTCAAGCTCACTTATTATCTTGTCTGGTAGGCCTCGCCCCAACCTGCCCCACACCTTAAAAGATTGGATGAAGCGCGACCTAAAATTTTCAGCAACCTCCTTAGGCAAGGTATCTAAAAGAAACTTAACAAACGACTTCCATGTATGGCCCGGCGGCAATGTGAAGGTTTTATAGTTCAACTGCTTTCCATAAGTGGCAATAAAATTAGCACCCTGGACCCTGGCACATAATTTAGCCCATACATGCGGATCAATAACACGATATAAACCTAAACTAGATTTAGACTCGCTCATAAATGGAGAAGCTACCCGCATAGAACCAACAGGAACACCTGCCTTATAAAATATGTCATACAATTTGTTATAATCCCATTCAAACTTTGCATTTGCCGTCCATATGTCTTTTGTACGCCAGTCATAAAGCGGATAAACATTGTAAACATGCTCTGAATTTCTTTTTGTCCACATCTCGCCTTTAAGCGTTTCCTTTCTTGCGTTCATGATCGCTCTAAACCGATTCAAACTCTCATCAGTTCTAATTCCGATTATGCAGGCGCATTTTTCTCCCTGTGAATACCACTCTCCAAAATTATCCCAAAACTTGTCATACGGCATGTCTTCTTCAAAGAAATCAAATTTATGATTCTCGAAATTTACGATATAGCTTTCATCAGGAATTGGTTTAATCCATCGCTGTTTGTCCCTCTCACCCCAGCACTGCCATTCCACAGCATACGAGCTAACAGTACACGGCAATGTAATCGGCAAGCAGCACCAATACACATCAAGCAGGTCAAGGTTTTTTTCGATAATCCTGTGCATAAACTCAAGCGAAAGCTCATAGTTTGCTTCGTTGTCTAGAATCATCAAGCCGATTTTTTTTGTGATACCCCGGTCTCTCATGTAATCAACGATCAAGTTCAGCATTGCGCCTGAGTCTTTGCCCCCTGAAAAAGATAAATAAATCCTGGGGAAATTCTTAAACATGAAGTCAAAACGCTCTATGGCTGCTTCATAAACGTTCTTCTGATCGTTATAAACACGTTTTACTGGCAACTTATTCACTATAAACCCCACTTTTAGCAACATTTTTTAAGTTCTTCCGCCCTTTCATCAAGATATCCATGCAGGATTTGAAAATATCCATGAAATTCTCCTATCGCTTGTTTAATATCTTCTTGAAAACGGTTTTTTAATCTTTAAAGACCTACCCCGTCCCTCGCGTGAGAACACTTAGCGGCTGCGTGTGGTATATCCATCGAGGTTTACGACCGTTGGCACAGCGCCAATTGGGTCCGGCTGGGGTTCTGCGGAGGGTTCTTAATCCCCTCTCAATGCCGCCACTAGGCATACGGTGCCCTTTCCGGCGAGGGGATATTGAAATATATGGAAAAACAGATATACTACTCAATATCGATCTCGCAATCGAAACACTACGCTTGTTCGCCCCAATCGTCAAGCCTAGTGAAATCATCCCCCGATGGTGCACCAGACCCGCTTCGGCGGGTTTGTTGTGTCTGGGGTTCATATCAGCACCCACCCTAGTCATGTCGTTTGATAACCTCAATAATTTCACGGAGTTGTGATAGCAGCAATCTATCCGCTATCCCATGCCGAAAAACTGATTCAAGCTTACGGATTAAATCGCCCCTCTCTTTGCTTATTTCATATGCTTCAACGCTTTCAAATAATTTATTATTTACGAAGTAATCTGTAACCTCCCCCCATGTGAGCAAGTCGTACTTGATAGCGGTATTCTCTGGCCAGTTATACCTCTTTGCATAAAAATATTTTCTCCCAACCTTGCATACTGTGACGGGCGTTAATTTCTGTTTTGTGTTCCTAGCCGCATTCCCGACATTCAGACTGTAGACTGTCTGCCCTACCTTTGGCTTTTCCATATCAGCACCCACCCATAAACAGCCACATGGCCACGGCCCCGACAATTCCACCTGCCACGGCGAATAGTGCTACGCACATCGCCACGTTGCCCTCGCTGTCACGGCGCTCGGCTCTTGGCACCTGGCCCTGTGAATCAGCATAATCTTTTGGAAATTGTGGCTTATCCATTATTTGGCCTCCCGTAATAATCCAGTTGCTATTTGCTTTCTGACCCATCGAGACAATGACATATCATCACGTTTGGCAAGTTTTGCAGCCTTGTTTTTCATGCGCTCCGGTAGGCGCATCTGTAAAATCACCTGCTTGTCATTCATTATTTTCTCCTGATTTGTTAAATACAGATTGCATACTACCCCAATACGCTGTATTGTACAATCTCAATTAACACATCGGGGAGCGACATGAAAACTAATTGTTATAGCTGCATACACAAAAGAGCAGTTCCAGGCGATGCACATATTAGTTGTGCGAATCCAGATCCAGACATGAAAGGAAGTAAATATGGGATTGAATCAGGGTGGTTTTTCTACCCGCTTAACTTTGATCCAGTCTGGATGACAAAGGAATGCTGTAATTTTGAGGAGAAATCCTGATGGAAATAGACAAACGACTTGACGAGCTGGCTGACAGGGCCGTTGATATGGCTCTGCGCTATCCGGCTGACGAGCAGCTATTACGTGCTGTCATGAGACAGCTAGCGAATAATGCTGCTGACATGGCTCTGTCCAATTGGCTGAACCCTGCCGGGAAGGCGGAGGTTACAGACACATGAATGCAAACAGACCCAGAATTATTATGCTCAACAAGGCCGAGGTTCAGTCCGGCTTTGACCGGCAAAAAGCCGCTGAAGGGTTAATACAACAGCTGCCCTTGTTTCATAACGGAAGAGATACGTGGCTTTTAAATTACGGTGTCTCGGACGAAGCTCAGACCATGCGCAGGAACCGGGGTATTGAGTGGGTTGAAAAGTACCGGGCGGCACAGACAACTGCCGGGGAGGGTGAGGTATGAGCGACAAGGACAACTACGCACCAGGCACTTACAACGACCCGAACGCGCCGTGGAACCAACCTGATCCAATAGAAGATACCGACGAGTTTCAGGACGCGAAGAAGGAAATGTGGGATGCACGTATAGCAGACCCTGAATACATGCTTGAGGCACTGGGAGAGCAGTGTGACGACGACTTAAAGAATCTGGCAAGGCTTATCAAGGGCAACTTTACAGGCATTCATACGAGCGTCATAGGCGCCTACGTGAGTAAGTGGGTGACATCCTACTGTGAACCCGACGACTATGACGTTATCGAATCAATGCAACCGGGATGGAGAATGACATGAACGAGACAAGTGAAGATGATAAAGTTGAATATGGGGTATATTGCAATGACTATTTACCCACAAGAGGAATACATGCAGAAGTTATAGAAGAAGTTAAGGAAGTCGTGCCGTGGATGAGAGCAATAGGCAAGGCCAAGACAAAGTTTAATCAGATTGCCGTTAGCATGGACTACGAAAAAGAAGCTATGTTCGCGATGCAATCCATAACAAAAAACAATTATATCGTGCAAACGGCAATGAAAAACCCGACCAGCGTCAGGAATGCAGTGATAAATGTGGCGGCTGTCGGGCTATCGCTGAATCCAGCCACAAAGAATGCCTATCTGGTGCCGCGTGATGGCGAAATCTGTCTGGATATCAGTTATATGGGATTGATTAAGATAGCCACCGACACAGGCTCTATCCTGTGGGCTAAGGCCGAAGTCGTCCATGAGTCCGATACGTTTATCTATAACGGCCCAGCGTGCCAGCCTAGCCATTCTGCTGATGTATTCTCTACAGACAGAGGTGACATGATCGGCGTGTACTGCATCGCAAAGACAGCCGACAATGAGTATCTTGTTGAGACCATGACGGCAGACGAGATCCAGGATATACGGGCGAAGTCAAAGGGCGCCGATTCCAAGTATTCAGCTTGGGTTAACTTCACCAAAGAGATGTGGAAGAAAGCCTGTATTAAGCGAGCGTCAAAGACATGGCCGAAAACAGAAAGGTCTGACCGGTTCGATAATGCTGTGCATATTGTCAACGAATCCGAAGGATTGCAGGAAGAATACTTATCATCTGGACATAATATGGTCGGCACTGAGCCAGTAGACCACATGAAAGTCGAAGCGATAGCCCACATATGCAGGGAACTCGTTGACGAAGACGATGAAGAACTAGGGCCAAGCAAGGCGTTTGAGATTATTGATGCGCTAAGTAATGATGAGAAAATGGAATTACTTGGAAAACTGAAACTAAGCCACCCACCTGGCCCCGACGGCAAGCCAATAAGGAAGACATACGCGAGCTGCTTCACTGACCACATGAACGCATATAAAAAACAGCAAAAACAGGTAGAAGGGATGAAAATCTCCCTGCCCACCTCACCGACGACATTTTGATATGAAACTTGATGACCGAATAGCGGATCTTGAGGCAGCGAAACAATAAAATGAGCAACCTTTATCAACGCATGACGAAAACACTAGCTATGGATATGGGGGATACCCTGAAAGTATATGAGGAGTTTAAGGAGGCGATTGTGAGGATAGCAGAACTTGAGGCAGAGAAGCAGAACCTCAATGACTGTCTGGATGAGTGCAGAGCCGATGCAAAGTCAGCGGAAAGAGCCATGCTTGAGTTAGAAACGCTTGGGAGAGAGCTTGAGACCGAAGTCCGCAAGTGGAAACTTGAATGCTGTGACTGGCAGGATGTCAACACCAAACTTGAGTCCGCTCTATGCGCAATAAAAGAGGCAGGCAGCAAGGGTGAGGCAAGACGGATAGCGTCTCAGGCGCTTGATGGGGAGTTTAAGGAATGAAAGCAGTATTCTTGGCGCTCCTGTGTACAGGGCTTGCGATTATCGGCTTGGCCTCATGCGCAGGCGTACACTATGCTGAAGTCCCCTGTGAAAGTGTTGCAGGGATTGTTGTGACGGGTAATGTTACCTGTCATGTACCGGAGGAGAAATCATGAACGAAAAAGACCAAGGGGATAGACATGTGTACCGGGGATAAGTATTCGCCTGACTACGTTGAAAAGGTGGATTATGAATCATGGCAACAGATGATTGATGAATTTCATGATGAAATAATAGCCTGCACTCTATCAGCCGAGGAAATGAAAAATGAATTTTATGCCGGTTATGGAATGCCGGAAGGAAAGCCATTCAACGCATGGAGCGAAAAATATGTGTATTTCCCTGTTTGCTACGATGGAGCAGAGAGTGTAGGACGCGCACCTAGAAACCCATGTAAAGAATCAAACGAGCACGTAGGAGGATACTGATGAAGAAACTTATATTAACTGTACTATTAGCGCCGGCCACGGTTCATGCAGGCAATTGCACATATATATATCTCTGGATAGGACACTGGATTAAAGTACCCGTCTGCTGGTAATGATTTATGGTGGTAACTGTTTATGGCATGAAGCTGGTGATTTGGGAGCATGGAGACCCAACGGAGGACGCCCCATAAGTGGCGATACCCCGTGAATTAAGAAGACCAGCCGATTGCCACCCAACAAGCAACTACAGGTCGGATGGTGGTAACTGTTTATGGCATGAAGCTGATTAGTGCGTAGTAGCGACACTAGGCTGGACCGAGTAATTACCGGCACCATCTAGCAGCAGGGTGCAACTCCCTGGCATGGTCAAGGCGGTTGTGTACACAACAAGCTATCAGTGGATTGCCACCCTACTTGTTTGGTACAACGTAGGAAAGGATAAAACCTATAACCGTGGACCCCGCCACAGCTATCTCAGGCGGTATCTGCACTATCGTGAACTCACCTATTGCCCACGCAAATATCGACATCAGGGCACCGCTCAGCAGCCCCACAGACACCTTCCTGTCAGGCGCCTGCATGTTCTTTATTGCTTCAACCATCTGCAAGCACAGCAGCAGCATTCAGCAGAATAAAGCAAACAAGCGCCAGGAAAATTATTACAGGTATTTCGGCTTTACTAGTCATTTATTACACCTCAATCCAGTTGACATAAAAAGTAAGCTACCCCAAGGACAACCATTAGACAAAGAAATATAATTTCAAGGAGTGTAGTAAATTCCATCAGTTGTCTACCGTAGTCCACGGCATACTGTACACCCTATCGTCATATTTACATCTTGTGTCTAACGATAGCCAAAACTTCGACATGAGGGCGTGGTCTTTATCTAAACCGAAATAGCCCCATTGACCATCGGGAGCAACCCCGAACAGTTTAAAGGCAAGCGCAAGTCCAGCAGAATACACGCCACGTCCATACTTGCATCCTGTGTCCAGATGCGCCAAGTCCAGTACAAGCTCAAATTTATTAGCATGTGCAAACTCCACCAGCCTTGTAATGTTTCTCAGGAACTCGGCCTGCTGTTCGAGCTTCTTATTACTCACGGATGACCTATAAGGTGCTTATTCACTCGGTCACGACAACGATCACGCCACTTTTCCTGCTGACTCATTCTATGAATCATGGTGCGTTGAACGGCATATATCTCATCGACGCGATGTTCAAGAGCTTCGCCATCTGAAGTTGACCTTGATAGATTGAGCATGGCGCCAGCGTTACCTCCAAGAACGACAACTATGATCCATCCGATAGCTTGCTTCTGCCACGACGACAGTGGTAAATCGCCATTCGCCATAAGCCCCTCATTTATGTTTATGGTACAACCACAGGACAACTGCAATAGTCACTCCGACTAATAACGTTAGCAGTAGATTACTGTACATTATCTGTGTACTCATCAAGTCTTCAATGCTTTGCAGGGTCTCAATGGTTACTTCGTGGTAACGCTCGTGCTCAGTATTGAGAATTGTATCCTCGCCCACTTCATCACCTGTCAGGATGTATTTATAGGTTATGTCCGGCATGAGATATCAGGATGGTTTGAGTGTGGGGCCATTAATTAATGCCTACGCTGGTAAGGAGAAGCCCGATAGCCCACCATAGTAGCTTTGTTTTCTCGTCTTCTGGCATTTATGTACCAAGGTAGACAGCAGAACAAGGCAACCCTGTCTCTCCCGCTGCAAACAGATCAGCAGTAGTATCAAGGGCAACACCAGTTAATGATGCGGTATTGGTTGACCCGCCACCTGTGCCGCCAAGATCACAGGCTCTTATCTCGCACACTCGAACACTATCTAAATTAAGTGCTACTTTATTATTTTGTGTGTGCTTATGCCCTTCAATAACAGCAGCCCTTACATGAGCAAGTTTTATACCGTTAGCATTTGTACCACATTTGCAGCCTCTCATAATAACCCGTTGGATAACGCCAGTAGCATTTGCAACAATATCGAATGAATAAGTTGACCCAGTTGTTATCTGTTCATGCCGCAGATTATCGATTAAGATCATTGATGGTTGATTTGTGCCAGTCGTGTTTATCTTGATTGCACTCGTTCCACCTGCGATGAAATTGTTCCCGGTTATACCAATATCATAAGGAAAAACACCTGTTTCAAATTCAATACCCGGATGGGTGCTCCCAACACAATTTAATCTGAGATTATTCATGTTGACCATATCTGCATCTAAATAGGCATGATTCGGATTGCCTTCAAATACAATTGGTCTTGCAGCATTTATCGTAAGGTCAGTGATTGTAGATGTGTCTTTGCCATTCCACACGAGTCCGATAGAGTCATTATTGTTAAAGTCATATATAAAAATCCTGCCAATATAAAACTCCCGACCATCAACAACCTTCAATACTGTCTTAGTGTATGTTGTATCAGTTGTCTTTATATAAAGATCAGTAATTCCACCCCGGCTTACATCACTTCCGGTATCCTCCCATGTGAAAAATGTCTGATTGTCAGCAGTCGGTTCCCAGACTATGGCAGAATTAAATACACCATCACCAGTAAGGCGAATTCCATTATAAGGGGTTGAGAACTCTCCGTTTAGATAATAAACACCATCATCTGTCCCATCTGCCGTACCGGGGAAATATAACGTCGCAGCAGAATTATCAAGTGTAGCTAATAAAGCAGTGAACGCTGTTGTATTTGCCGTTGCATTTCCTGAACCAGGAGCAAGACCGTGCTGCCTAACGTTAATATTCGGGATAAACAGCCCATCCCTCGCTATTTCTGTTATCTCAGCCTTGTAAGTCGCATCAGCACCCGCAGGTGTCGTCGTTGTAATTGCCATTATGTACCATCCACTATGAGTTCGTTAGCGCCACCGATGATATACGCCCCGTTGCCGTCAACTATATAATTCCCGTCAGGCAGGTCTTCCAATTCGATACCGGCCAAATAAGACACGCTCCCGACAACAGGAATAAATTTAAGCCCTATACCTAAAACCAACATGGCTATGACCTCTTAAATCCGACCATCTGTGCATTAGTCAAGGCTGTGCCAGTAGCATTGACACGAAGAACAGTACCCGGCCAATACTCACCAGCCAAAACAGTCAACGCATGAACATCACCACCCCCACCACTCTCAAGAGAGACAGCTCCCGCAGCATCGAACCGTATGCCAATAAATGGCCCGTTCGGGTCTGCGGTTGTATTATGCTGCGTCACATCATAACTATCGGGCGACGCGTTAACATGCGCCGCGCCGTCTGTGCCTTTCAGCCCGTTTGCTAATTTATTCCCGTTGTTGAACCTGCTATCTCTTAGTCCCATTGTCTTGTCCTCTAGTGCGTTATCGGGTCTGTCGATACGATAAAATTGTCATAGTAGTTGTACTGTTCATGGTCTGCTTCATTGGTCGGGCTGGATGGGTCGCCACCGTAATAGTCATAAAACCATATCCCATCAATGTTCATGGTGTTCACCGACCGAAACCACTGGCCGGTGTAATTGGCAACCAGTTTAGCACCCGTCCATTGGGAGGGGTCAACAACCCATGCTTTCATCTCTCCATCAGCGCCTGATGCAGAAGGCGTAGGCGTACCCAAGTCCACCATGATCTCCACGGTAATCCATCGCGCTTTAGGTTGTGTGTACTGATTTGCAGCGACTTCCAGCGATGGTGATATAGGGTCGAAATACTTGTCAGCCCGCACCTCTGAAGCATTGTAATAATACAAACAACACGCCCCATCACCCCTAGCAGGAAAGGCCGGGAGGGAGGTTGTTTTAAATCTAACGTTAAAGGCCAGAACGCTTTCAGGCGTCGGCACTTCCTGCCAGTTATGCGACGCTTCCAACCGTGTCCCCGTCATTAATCCTGGCATCTTGCAATGTTCTACCCAGTCATGATTGGCATCTATAAAAACGTCGTAAGCAAAATAAACCTTTGTATCACCGTCATTTGTATAAGGTGTTCCTTCACCAAAGTCTGCTCGCCAACTTGCCCCAATGCCACCGTTAAAGGCTGGATGAGTTATCCGTAATACGTTCCCATGCGCCCCGAAGTCTGCAGGATCTTCAACAATGACCGTCTGGTATCTATCGGGACCGACGACAAAGGGGTTAGTTGATTCATAGCCCAGGTCGTTGACATTCCAATCTTCTCTGACCATTGTTTCCGAATAAAACCCGCCTTCGCGGTTAGAGAAATCAACGCGCATTAAAGTAGAAGCGGCGCCTGAATCAATCGTCGTGAACTGCCAGTCGGTTCCAGTCAATTCAATCTTTTTTAATACAAGGTTTTCATCGTAGATCGTACCAATCAGGGTATTAGTAAACAACGTATTCTCAGGTTGCGAACCTGATGCTGTAAACGAAATAGTTGTACCGTCATTCTGAACTGCGCCCGTTATATTTTCGCCATTAGCAGAAACGGTAAACGTCGAATAAGTCAGTCCGGTGCCCGGAAAGGTTGCCTGTACGACAAGTCCGACGATGGGGATATTTGAATCACCCACAAGCGGGTAAAGCGTCGTGGCAGCCATCTCATCATCGGGTAACGGAACAGACGGCAGCGTCGGGTTTTCAGGGTTATCCGGCACAACCCCTGATGAATAGGCGCTTTGCAAAGCGCCATATTTATCATCCAGTGATGCGCTAGCTGTATCGTTCCCTACGTTCGGGTTATAGCCAGCAGACGTCGGTGCAATGGCAATCTTGTCAATCTGCGCCTGGTAGTCCTGCTCATACATCCTCAGGTTATATGATCCCACTGCGCCAATGTAGAACTCTCTGGCTACGCCGCTTGAATTCTTGCTTGTCCAGCGCCAACCCGCATTTGACTGAGAGGGGAATTCTGCTATATCGCCCGAGTGCAGACCGATAGACCTCGCCTCGCCAAAGCAAACGCTGTCCGAAGCATCAGGAACCGCACCCAGCCCCGTGTTGGCAATCTCTATTTCGTCTGTGTTTGGCACACCCACGACTGGGAACGACGTACTGGCCCCGGCAGTGTACTGATAAGCAGCAGTTGACGATGGAGAATCTGTCCCGGCAAAGAACACGTAGTCAGTAGTTACTACTAGCCCATGATCTGCCGCCAGTGCAATAAGCTGTGTAGCACCCGAACCACTACTATCCGCACCAATAGACACAAGCGCACGCTCAAGCGCAAAGTGTGTCTTCTCATGCGTCGCGGCCTGCCGCTTGGCCCTAGCATTAATCGTATGGTCGCCCGTCTGGGTGAAGCTAATCGGGATACTGGCATACGGGCCAAATGCCTCGATAACTGTTGCCGTACCGAAGTCACCGTTTGAATCTGCATTGTTTGGCTGTAGCTGCTGACCGCTCCCCCCCTCGGGTGATAGCCTGGCATTGGCTCCACTGATTGCCCAAGCTTCATTCGTCTTGGTGGCCTTGATGGCATTAACCAGTGTTACATTGGCCGCCTCGGTTTCAATGACAACCTTCAGATCCCCGCTGGACTCCTGTTGATAGCCTGCAACACCTGAACCTGAACTGTTAATTAAACAGAGCGCCGAATTGATTGTATCAATGGTACAGTTCGCATCGCCCGTATCTTCTGACCCGTATTCGATCTGGGTCTCAAACATATCATTGGAACTGGCAGACGCCTGATCTTTCAATTTTATATTGATCGTCTGGGTGTCGGTGTCATCCTCTGTACCCAACCATTGAACCACGCCCGTATGAACTGCAGCGGCTGCTCCATCGTCATCATTGCCCACACCCGGATCACTGCCGGCATCGGTCTGTGACCATAAGAAAGTTACCGTGTCAGCCGTGTCGGCAATGGCCTGAACCAACCCGGTATAGTTTGCCGAATAAGTTCCTCCTGTTGAATCTATTCTAAGCCAATCACCCGTATCCGTGCTGTTACCGATATTGGTTTCTGTGATCTTACCTTCGGTCGCGCTGTCACGAGTCATCGCTCCGGTAACATCGTAAAGACCCCGACCATAATAGGCCGTCCCATCCCCTGCCGTTGTCCTGTTTATAGTCTCGACTTTGACGGCAATCATATTTCCGCTGCCACCTCCGGTTCTCCCAGACGTGCCCAGCGTAATTGCCATATCCCCGGCGTCTTCATCTTCCGAGAACGAAATCGAGGTTAGCCCGACCGCCCCCTCTGTGACATTCGCATCTGTCTTCCTAAGATAGCTGTTTGAATTACTGGCATTCCCTGTCTCATCATACGCCCTGATGTACCAGGGATAATTAGTATTAGGAGTCAGGTTAGAAATCGTCTGCGCGTCAATCACATCAGACAACACAAGCGCGTCTGTGTCAGCATTGTGCAAATCATATTGATCTATATCACTGATTGCATCAATCGGCTCGGGGTCGATAGATAGATCAATTTGCGTGGTCGCATCTGCCCCAGCGCTGGTAGTGAACGCCCCATCAACCCACACCGGAGGTGCAATATCATCAGGAGCATAATATATATAAGTGGCATTTGCGGACTCATTGCCTGCATTGTTAATTGCCTTTATAGCAAACCTATAGTTAAGATTTTCAAATAATGTATTCGTTATATAGATAGTATCTGGTATTGGTAAATCCCAGTTAAGCGGAGACATTGAACCCCATGTGACCTCGGGCGAATCATCTGCTGTAGCACCTCCAACCCAGCGAATATTATATCCAACTATCTGACTTCTATAAGTGTCAGCAGGATCTAATGACCAGTCAAAGGTCCGCGTACCAGTTACATCATCACGCGTATGCGTAAATGCCGGATCAGTCCCGTCAACATCTGGAGGGACTTCCTGATCTGGCAAAACCGTATGGGTTGTTTCCGTCCAGGTACTTAAGTACCCACTATCCGGCGCCGGACTGTAGTATCTATTCGCTAACCTAATCTCATATTCGACGCCGACCTCTACGCCGGTGATATGAAAACCACCATTGATTGTATAAGCCAACTTATAATCGAATGGGGTACTATTTGTGACCTCAGGCGATGAAGTGATTGTTGGACGCCATATAATAACTGTATGAACATACTCCCTTGTATTCCCTGATGTTTCATATGAAACAGCAATCAACGGAATAAGTACGCCGGACGCATCCCTCGGCATACCCGTCTCACCTGACCGAACACTGGTAATACCCGGCGCCGGCTTATCAACCGGGTCAGTAATTACAGGATCATAAACAGGTGGTGTATCACTATCGACATCGTAGACCTGCACATCGTATGGAACACAAGTAAGCGTGGCAGTAAGATCAGGCCCGGGTGAAACATCTCTGACTAAAAGGTCTTGAGTAATCGCCCCGAACTCTCCGAACGTAATCAGATCCCCAACAGCAACAGCGGTCGGCGTAGTCAGATCAAAGGTATCATTCGGCTGGACAGCAGGCGTGTCCACACTGAATGTTCCAATAGCTGTACCTTCCCTGCGAACCGTGAACCCGTAAAACTCGTCAGCAGCTAATGTGCTAAACGACATTTCTGTGTCCAGAGTGATAGACGTTGCGGGGTTCCCAACAATAGACTCTATCCTTGCTGCACCAATCCCGATTAATAATGAATCTTCTGACCACGTAACTTTATCACCGGGCAGGTTAACCAGGCTTTCACTGTCAATCGTCAGAGCAAATGTTTCAGGTTGTAATACAGCGACCTGATGCCAGTACCTCGCAAGGTTCCAAATCTGGTCAGGATCAGTAACGCCCGGAAACTCTAGAACCTCAAACTTTGTCGCGGGCAGTAATGCTGGACTACCCAGCGCATCAGCAGCATAGCCAGGTCTGTAAACAATCCTCTCGGAGTTCTTCCATCCCTCTTCCTCGCTGATAAACCGGACCCGGAACGCGTGGACCTCATCAGGGTAAACCCTTGCACCGCTGAATGATATGACATTACGCGGGGTGAATAGCTGAGTGAGTGTTGACTGTGGCTTATCAATAACCACCGTCCAGACTTCATCAACGGCAAAACATCTGGCTCTGCCAGCTGCAGCGATTTGTGATCTAAGCCTGTCGACTGTGGTATTGAAATCCACGTACAAATTAAAGGCATAACCCTCGGTATCACACCACGTCCAAAACGCTTGAAAGGCCGCATCATCTATCCGGTCTTCTGTTAACGCTCTGGAATTACCCTGACTGCCTGTTAAGACATATCTTAAAAGTGAAGCAGGATTATTCGTCGCCGCCATCACCCATAGGGCGCCGTTCCAGTCAGGACACCGTGATGTCGCTTCGACGTTAAAGGTGTCGGGGATTCCAGACAACTGATCGGTCGCCTTTATCTTCAAAGCACATAGCGCAGCCATCTCGTCATTGACCGGAACGCCTGTTTGTTTTGAGTGTAATGTTGCCCACGTCGCTTTATTATAAATACCCGTTCCAGGTGCGCCTGATATAGCAATATTTGAATAGGCGCCAATCTCATAAGACTGACCATCATTTGGTAAGTCTATTGTGTACGATATCCTGAATAAATCAGTCCTTCTTATCCATAGATTTCTAGTTACTGATGTCCACGTACCCGGGGATGACCCAACAACTCTATATCCTATTTCAAGGTTTGACTGTGCTGGATCAGAACCCGTGCCGTCATGATCGTAGTCAGCCAGACCCTCAAGGAAAGTGATATCCAATACAACCGACGTTGTATTCGCTGCGGCTGCTTGAACGATAACGTTAGCCGCACCCTCTGGAATAAGGATTCCAACCGTCGCTTGAGTATGGTTCTGGTTGTAAAGCGTGATCGGGCCATCAACCGCCGAATCACGGATATCATATTCAATCTGATAATCGCTATAATTAGAAAGTAAGTTATCGCCCAGCTTTGCCGTGCTTGAATCTACAATCAAATCTTTATGCGACAGATAGAACATCATCGTCACATATTCATCATCACCACCTAGTTCTGTAAAAGGATTCGCTGCTTGAGGCGGAAATATTCTATGGGTTCCCAAGAGCATCGGCGCCACGCCGAAAGGTCGTATCAGATTGCGCGATGGTGCGATAGAGAGGGCATTAGATGATTCTGTCCCGCTTTCCATCTCGTTAGATAATGGAATTAGGGCATTGACAGCCAACATGCCAACGGTAAAAACACCAGCCGACACAAACGCCGCACCAAGAGCACTTGTTCCCAATGCCCCGCCGCCAGCACCTGCCCCGAAACCACCTGCAGGTCCGAATAAATAACCGCCAGCCCATGCTGCCAGAACCACAATAGCTATCGTGGCAATAACTCTAAGAGCACCGCTATCGCCACCCCGAGGCAGGCAGTTAACCGTGACCAGTGTCCCGGTTTTAGGATGTACAGCGTGCCAGAACTCTCTCGGTACAAGATGCCCATTGACCAGAACACAGACGCCATCATTAAGATTGACGCCACTGGAAACAAGTATATCTTTGAGCGTGTCGCCCTCGGTCCAGATGTGCGCTTTGTGCGCGACACCGAACGGATTGGCGACTACGTGTGCCGGTATTTGCCGTGGAGTCTGTTTTTCCATTTCGCTCTTTTGTAACGCTCAATAACCACGCCAGTGTTTTTATCAGAATGAATCATGCGCCCTTCCCCGACGCTTAATCCCACATGCGGACCTTCGATTGTTTCAAATAGTAACAGGTCCAGGTCGTGCTCTATCTCCACCTCTAGCCAATTGTTTCTCTCGACCATCTGAATCGGTTCATCAGGCAATTCAATTCCCAACTCAGATTTATAAATTGCTTGTACAAGTTGCCAGCAATGATAATCATCGTAAGATAACCCAATGTACTTGCTAAGGTTCATGGAATAATTGAAGCAGTATCACCATCAAACGCGACACCGAATTCATCGCATTTTAAAACGTCCTTTCCACTCAGCATTAAGCCAACATCACCGCCATACAATTCACCGTTTGTTGCGGTGATGTGCCATTCAGGTGATGGCGTCGGCTCAGATCCAACAGCACCGGTCCAGAACCTGGCTTTCAACGATGTACCGATCACTCTAAAACGTATCCATACACTATCTGTGGCTACTGCCCCAAGAGCATAGGTAGCCCCGAGTTGAGTACCATCCGGCGTATCAATGTCCTTATAGATGTTTATCTGTCCGTCGCCATTTGAATCAATCATGGCTCTGTAACAAACAGGCCGGCCACGGGTCCACACGTCATACCGAACCACTGCCCCTATAAGATTTGTCGGCAGGTCAATGTTGATAAAGTTCACAAGGACTTCAACGTCATCCGAATACCCAGCCTCACGCCACTGAAGGCCAAACAGGTCTCGACTATTGTATGCGCCACCCGTTGACTCAACGTAAAAATACTGGCCGCCATTCGCGCCGCCCTCGTCATTCCTGACCTGTGCGGTAGTCGTTTGAGTCCTGTATATAGACTCTGGAGAGGCTGATCGAGAAAAAGGAACTTCAGGTGCCCACCAATCAGGCGACGGATATGTAAGAATCGAATATTCAGAAAAGATAGTGGATAGAGCATCCGAAGGCGGCGGGATATAAGACCCTGCAGGCATCTCCGATCCTTGAGAGAAAAGCCCTGGATACTTGGCTTGGCTGAAGATTGTTTTCGGATAAGGTTCTTGAAGGAAGTCCTCGACCGTCAATCGCCCGCTGATCGTTGTTGATGTATAAGTGACTGAGCGTAATTTGAAATCTGTGAACAATGCTGTTAGCCCGCCTTGTGGCGAACTCGACACATTGCTTGAGGCGATTACACCAATCGAAACATCCATCGGCGTGGAAAACGACCTTAGCTCTGCAATAATACGGCGGTCAACATTATCAACCGTCAATTGCGCTTCTGATACCCTGCCCTGTTCATTAGTCGGCAATACAATGTCAAAAGGGTAGACCTCATAGGTGTTTCCATTCCATACAGTTTCCACAGAGTCCGAAGTGAATCGAATCGTGCCCCCGTCATAATCCAGCCTTAGCAGGATCAGATACGCTTCTGACGTTTCCTGATCCATCATGCCGACTAATGCGGCTGTAGGGATAGTCCGTGGCATTATGGAACGATCTCAAGTGCAAGCGTAGCGTTCCAAAGATCGCCACCGTAACTAGACCATTGAATAGGCGATGTAAAACGATAACTGACCGTCCCGCTGTTCAGGTGGTCGGTCCAGTCAAACTCCAAAGACCCATCGGACAGTGTCGTTCCGTAGAACGTTATTAACGTGTTTTTTTGTGTATCGGTCATTGTTAAAACAATACTAACCGTCTGGATAATAGTGGTTGTTCTGCGTCTTAGTTTGGCAGGGCCATAGCCCATCGTTGAACGGATAACGTTATCGTTTACGCCCTGAGTGTAGGCTTTGATTTGAGCCGACTGAGGTAAAGTTGTTGGCCAATTAGCCATTGTCGTCACCTTTAACTTTTACCGTTATTAGCACATTAGGAACTAATGGCGGCGGTGGAGGTGGAGGTGGAGGTGGCTTAACCGCATTAGTCGGTCTAGGTTTATACGGCATCAGCGAGACATCGCCGTGTGACGCGAGCCAAAGGATTGTTGCATAGCCTGGCCCACGGTTCCGTTAGTACTGATAGACTCACTAACCTTATTTAATATTATGTTTATCAACTGCTTGCCGTCAGGTCGTGTCTGCTGTGAAACATCAACATCCGCTTCTCCAATATTGTTTTGGACATTCACCGTCACATCGCCCCCACCAAACGATGATGGAGTCGAACTGGATACGCTCGGTAGTTTGTTGTTTGGAATAATAACGCCGGCCTCATCTGGAATGAATAACTCTTTTCCCATCTCTCCAACGATAAAAGGTTGATGCTTTTTAGCAGGTCCACCAGCCGCCGCCTCATACAATGTAGGTGTGGGTGTCGTACCGCCACTATTAAAGATCCCTGTCAATCCTAGAGCAATACCTTCTGTTAACGGACGGATAACGGCCATCCTGAGAATGGTTGCAAGGATATCATCGAGTAGCCCGTTCATAACATCACTGAAATTCTCGCCGGCTATAACGGCATCCTCAAACGCTGACGACATATTGGCTGCTAGTGCATCCGCGAAGGCTTTGGTCTTTTCCTCGGCAGGATTTAAACCTTCATCTACTGCAGAATTAAAGTCGGCCAGTGCTTTCTTGTTCGCCTCAACCCATGTAGCTTGCGAGATAAGATTCTTTTCGAGCAGCTCGTCATACCGTTCCATGCTGTCAAATAATTGATCCTGCGGTGTGATCATTGCCTTGGTCAATTGCGCAGCTTCGGCCAGTAGCTTATTGTACGCGGACATCGGCCCGGTCATTTCTTCAAACTTCGCCTTCACACTGCTTAACTTTTCTGGCAGGGCGTCATCGCCAACAATGGCGGGAGATATTAACTGTCCGGCATCAAACTGGACCTCACTCAACCGGGCATAAGCTGTTTTTAATTCCCCTTCATATTCATCTATCCGGCGCTGCAGGACTTCAGGGGACGGGAGCCCAAGAGCAACCAGGAAATCTTGTGCGGAATTACCAGCCTCTGCTTTTAGCGCCTGATCAAGTCGTGCTTTAGACGACTGAATCTTACCAAGCAGGTCACTGATTTCTGCCTCAATAGCATTGGCATTCGTGCTGGTCTTGATATCAAAAAATGCCCGGTTTGCAATGCGTGATAATTCGAGAAAAGCATTTGCTGTCTTTATAATGACAGGCGAGAGATTCAATAAAGACTCGGCAACCTGCACACTGATAACCCTGCCCAACTTTGCCAACTGGTCTTTGGCTTCAACAGCCGTTGCAATCAACGCATCATCAAGAACGATACCAAGGTCCAGTGCTTCTTGACGCAGTTCATTAACTCCGGCAGTGCCTTGTTTCAGTAATAGGGCCAACTTTGGACCGGCATCATCACCGAATAACTCAGCCGCATATGCAGATATTTGTGCTTGAGATTCAACGCCTTCCATTGCCTTGACGACATCATTAAACACCGCCTCAGTACCACGGAACTTTCCTTCCGTGTCCTCGACAGCAATGCCCAGTTGCTCCATTGCTTTCGCCGCAGGGCCGGACTCATCATTAGCTAGCTTGCCCAGACGACGACCGAACCGCCTGAACCCTTCATCAACTTCCTTTGTTGTCAGCCCTAACTGATCGCCAGCGAACCTGAGTTCCTGAAGTGTCGTAGCGGCAAGCCCTGACACCTGTGCAGCCTTGTCTACAGAGTCAGCATAATCAAGCGCGTTCCTTGTAGCAGCAACAAATATGCCAGTTCCAATAGCACTAAAGGCGAGCTTTGCTGCTGTTCCAAACTTCTTTAATGACTTGGATGCGTTGCGCTCGAATTTATGCACGTCACGTTGCGACTTCTCTAACTGTCTGGTCAGCTTGGCATTTTCAGCCTCCATCCTGACTGTTAGTCGTGCGATATCAACCATTATTTAACCGCCTTTTCAATAGCAACTTTCAGATTGTCTCTGAATGAATTAACCATCTTCCTTTCGCTTGCAATAAAGATTGTTTCAAACCACGGACGTTTCCTTAATACATAAGGTTTCATCTTGATATGACGGCGCCTATACCCTACATGCCCTCGCGCCTTGATGTTGGTCTGCTGCCTGCGTCTAGAAATGGTATGCGGTCCCTGATCAAGCATGATGGCATAAAACGCTTCCTTCCTTACGCCTATGGCAATAGATAACTTTCCTTGGTTTATATACTTCTTCCCCATGATTCGCCTAATAGACCGTTTTGCAAATCCTGGAGAAACCAATCGCTTACGATAAGTCCTGTGCATCTCTGAGCCAACAGGAACAGTCGCCTTCATTAACCGGAAGACTGGACCAGTGGATTTAAATATTGCAGCGCGTAACGTCTTGATACCCGTTGCCCGATCAAGCCTTTCCAGTTTTCTATTTAATTCCTTAACACCGATCAGCGAACTATCCGCCATGCTTCAGTCTCTCATTGTCACGGATAGCAACCAGACGACAGATAAACTCATCCACATCAATCACTCCAAAGTATTCAACGACAAAAGGAATCCCTGACCAATCAATACCGCCCATCATATTCCAGGCTTGAATCGCTATGTGTTCTTCACTGGTCGCTGACCTGCGGCCCGGTAAACTTTCAGCCTCAAGCCAGCTCGTTAGTTTTTTGCCGCTTCCTCGCGCTTGTCAACATGACTGGAAAACGCTTCCATAACAGCAGCATAGATGGGCACCCAGAACTGTGGACTATCCGCACACCATTCACGCCATAACGACAAGTCAAACTCGACAACATCTGACGTTCCAGATTGAACTAACCTGGCCTCGGTAACGCCCTCCCAGCCCACCACAAACTCACTGGCAATGTATTCAGGATTCTGGTGATTCCCGTCCCTGAATAACTGCGCCGCCTCTGAATCCGTAGGTCTGCGGATAGTGAATTTATAATCGTCAACAGCAACGATAGACTGACGCGCCTTGCGCATCTGGGAAATCAAACTCATGAGGCGTAGTCGATCACATCTTTAACGGGCGTGAAGGCGATAGATGATGTGGCAACACCATTCTGCTGCAGGTCAAAACCAGACCCACCGGATACGTTAGCATTGAACACCGTATACTGACCGCCGGCCCAGTTCACCCGAAAAACCCGTGTTTCATTAGCCTTGGTTGCAGTCTTGATTTCAACCACACCCGCATTCAACGGATCATAGATACCGGCAATCGTGCCATCAGGACTCTCGGGAAGACCGTAAGTATTCTGTTTGGTCTTGTCGATCAGCGTAGTAATGTCGATCTTGTTCGGCGCAGGATCCGGCATGGAAATATTCTGCGCACCTGCCAGGGTATGCCACGCATCAACAATGGCCACCGTCCCTGCAGTAAATGTGCTGTAATCAGATGCATCAAGTGATTCCATTTCGAATGTATCACCCGTCACATTAGCCACTCGAACCGCCTGCCCATCTAGCTCAACCATTCCAGCCGATACAGTGAATACAACAATATCACCCGCCACTACGACAATCGGGCTGTCTGTGATTGTTACCACGCCCGGGCTTGCCTTCGTAATACCGGAAACCGTCAAGGCTGTGGCCTTGGTGCTTTCCACCTGTACACTCATGTTCGTGCCAATTCTTGCCATCTCAATTTCTCCGCATTAAAAGGTTAGGTATGCCAAAACCCGTAATAAACTGGCTCCATAAAGTCATCCGTCAGTGGAACATATTCCTCGCCTGGTGATGATGTCTTGTAATAATCCATGCTGGTAGTAGACATTCGTGCCTTCACATCATCTGCAAGGTCTAGCGCTTCTTGATAATCGTCCGCATAACATTCAAAGGCGACTATCGAATTAATCAAATCTTCTGAATTGTTTAATGTGCTGATTGGCTCTTTGCTGAATATCCGATAGATAACAAACGGCAGTTCGGCATCGGCAGGCGCCGCCTGCGGGTAAACCTTACCCCCTGCTATTTCAGGCGACCCTGACATCAGGGCAATAATGTCACTCTGTAAACTCATTCTTCACGCAGCCCTTCATTGCACAATAATTGCAGTATTTTGTTTTCTTCGTTCTTGTTAATTGGTGGACCCACCATTACAAATATCCGCGCACCGAAAAGCACCCGCCACGCATGATCCATAGAGGCAAGTGCCGAGTCATAGCGTATTAAAATCCTGTGAGTAATGCTGCCCTGTTCCTGGCTGATCGCATATCGCTGATTGGCCGTTAATGGTTCAATGGCAGCACTGACATCAGTCAATACAGATGTCCATGTAGTCACCCGTTCACCAACAGAATTCCTGGACCCAGCAGGAGATTGAATAGTAATCTTGTGCCGCATCCGATGCGCAACCGACTGTCCAGGCTTGCAGGTTCCGCAGTCATTCAGGAATGGCTTAAACACACTTGTTTCTCATGTGGTGAATAACCGCCCGGGCCGTTGCCTCGGTACATGGATCACTGTCATATAATGATTTTACATACAGTTTGATAGCTGTCTTTATAGACTCGGGCACGCCATTCCTTAAATCTTCAGGGCTTACGCTCACCACCTCATATCCAACCGTTAGCCTGATCTTGACCGCATTGGGTCTTGTTGTCAGGCTCGGCAGGGTATCAATCATGTCAATAAACCCGCACGGTGAGACGACATCAACATAGTAATCCGTGTTCTCAGTAAGCGTCTGCTCTGTAATAGGACTACTGGTATCGTCATACTTAACAGAATCAACCGACTGTATCGGCCACGACCCCAGCGCGATAACATACCCGGGCCAGGTGTCCATCGTAATCTCTATAACCTGCGTCATGAAATACAAATCCGTGTAATTCTCAGCCCAGATTCTTGCTGTTCTAATGTATCCGTCAATCAGATCATCATCGTCAACATTAGATATGCGAAGCACTTCTTTTACCTCGGCCAGCGTCACCGGCTCAATAGTCGGCTGGGTAATAACCGTAACGTTACTGATTACTCGATTTCTGTTTCTATTAGATACGCCCATAATTAACTTTCCAGTTTCTTCAGCTTGTCGATCATGCCCGCTATTCGCTGTTGAGCCATCGGCACATAATCAGGGTTAGCCAGCTCCGCCTTGTCCGACATATAGGGCAAGCCCATATCCACTGCCAGCCCCTGCATCTTGTGGGTGTTGCTGGCTGACATCGTAACGGGCTTGCCATAGTAAGCCGACACACAGACCCCGTGAAAACTGCCCGTCATTACACTGTTTGCCGCTGCAATAACCGGCACGACTTTTTCCTTGTCCTGTAAGGTAGCGACTGCCCGCTGGTATCCTGTGATCCCCTTGTAGACCGACATCTCCGGGTAGTGCTGCACACTGACAACACCTTGTCCATGTGTCGGTTTCAGGCCGGCAAGGTAGCGCGACGAGAACAGGACATCAGGAACCAGATCACACGGCACCTGCTTGGCTATCTCATCCCTGCTGGCACTCTCACGGGCGGCAATGTATTTAAAATGACTCAAGTCATCGTTGTTGTCCTCGTACACCGTGTTGATTAGTGCCGTCGGATAATTCTTTGCCAGCCAAACAAAGTCCGGTCGCCGGTCGTGATGATAAGACCCTTCACCATTAGCAATAACCAGATCAGCCTTTGCAAGCAATGCCTGGTCCGCCCGGTTAGCCAGCGCATCATCAAGCGAAACACTGCCGATAATGTCAAAGTCTGTTAGCAGGTCACGTAATGATTCCATGACCAACTGGCACCCGAAATGCGTCCGCCTAAATGCGTTAGTGGTGTCGTTATAGATGACGATCTTCACAGTATCGTAACGCCCAATGCTTCCATGTACGCTCGTTCCCGGTTGCCGTCGTGCGGAATGTTTTCATTGCTTCCGCGATACCATGTGTCCGATTTAAAGAAATCAAATCCGATACAAGACACATCACAATCCCACAACTTGGAAATATAGTGCGCAGTAATTAATCCGGTAGATGGACGCGGGTGCCCGTAGTTCATCCTCAGTTGGCGGTATGTCCCGGCGTTGTTATAAACCGCGTTCTCTTTTACAAAGGGATAATCAATTCTCATATTCAAGCACATGGGAATAGCGCCTGGGATTTTCCATCCCAGATATTCAGCTTCATTCAATGTGCTGAATGACCAGTAGTCGGTCTTGCTTCCTATAGCGTGCTGATGCTTGACTGGGTTGCCACCGTTAAACCGAACAACCTTGTCATATCCATCAATCAAATCCCCGTGCAGTTGATCTAGCAAGACGACACTGTTACCAACTAACAGAACTTTCATTTCCAATGATCTCGAACCCACGATGACTCTATTTCGTGCGGATCAGGTTTGCCGTGGAAATTAACGACCCGCGCATCTTCTGATAAACCATTCAGGCACTTGTGTTTATAACTAACCAGGTGCGCTGGATTAAAATAGTCAACATCAATCACGTTGTCATCACGCAGGTGAGTGATCCAATCCTGATCACCCTTGAACTCATCCATCACGTTGACCGTGAACCTGTCCACTATCGGCGTGCAATGTCGCCAGAACATCACGGAGGATTGGCACCCGTTTGGATTCGCCTTTGCTGTATTCTTGCCCGTGCGAATATCAGCATCAGTGGTGCATAGGACATCAAGCGACCCGGTGACAACTACATCGAGGTCTAACCACAAAAAACCACCATCGCTCACCCTTTTGAACAACTCCACCTTGCCCCACCAGCCGGGATATGTGGTTTCCCGTATGCACTCAAACGTATAAGGGACGCTCAGATTACGCCTTACTGCGCGCTCTAACTTGTCAACGTAGTCAGGCGAATATTTGTCGCCGGTACACATGGTTATAACTGTGAGCAATCGACCCACCTTATTTTATAAACACTTGATCTGTATTGAACGGCCTTCCCGCCGATCTGTATCCGTACAGATCAACTAGCAGTTGTTCGATTCTCTGAGATCCATACCGCGAGTGGTGGCCCTTATCCTCGACCCCGATAACAGGACTAGACCGGGCAATGGTTTCAGCGGCCCCTTCCAGCGCCATATACTCTGCGCCTTCAATATCCAAGTAAATCAAATCAGGACTTAAACCAAAACTATCTATTATCATAACAGGGATATCCCCACCTGGCCGCATGTAGTAAGCGCCACGATTAGCATTGGCCGATTCCCCCGCAGTGATCTCCATGTGAGCCAAACCAGATTGATTTCCCAGCGCGGCATTGTAGACCCGCACATTATCAATGCTTCGTGTGACCTCCTCCAGTTTGCTGAAGTTTCCCGGCTCTGGTTCAAACGAAATAACATGATCGAATACATTGGCAAACCGTACCGGCCAAGCACCGATACAACCCCCCGCCTGAATACAACACCGGGTTCCCTTTAATAAAGGCCGAACATAATCAATAGCCAGATCAGCCAGGGCTGACATACTGCTACTCATTCAATAACTCACTTAAATCCCTCATCGGGAAACAGGTCATCGCGCTATGTTTTGATGCGTTGATTATCTCAATACCATAATCAGACGGAATAATTGTGGACATTTCTCTAATCAGTCCGAACTTCCCTCCGTCTGCGTCTGTCCTTGACCAGTGATTGACTGTCAACGAGTCCTCACCCGGCGCATGGCCCTCATCATTGAAAAAGTGGCGTGGTTTGGAATAGTGCTTGTTTGTGTTATCTGTCTTGCCGGGATAGCGCATATCCCAACCGACCAGAATCAAACGAGTACATCCGTACAGATAGGCGATGTTGACTAACTGCGGGCCAGTACCGTGATGCGCATGGATGTATGACTGGTCTTTGCTTAGTCCGTCCGCCCATCGCTCCTCAATGTATTCAACGCCCTTATACTTGCCCTCTAGTTCTGGTCTGGTTGTCCATTTATCACAGAGGTTGTCTTTTAAGCCGTCATAATACTCGGCATAATACTGCCAGTTGCAAGCGTGGAATACATCGGCATCCAGTACGTCAATCGCCCGGTTTCCTGCAAATATCCTTACCTGTCCAGCCTGTCGCGCCTGGTTGCATCGCTCGATAACATCAGGCGTCAGGCTCGGCCCTGTGCCAGCAACAATAGCCGTTTCCCCACAGAACTTTCTAGGTATCAATATACTGTCTCCACAGGGAATCTAAGTATGGATTCGGGTGCGGGCCATGCGTCCAGGGCTGTTGTTTCAGCGCCGTATAATGCATCAGCTTGGTCCCTTCAGGGATGTCGCCTAGTGTAACGTGGTCCTCGACATTCCATTCCGGCGGGATGTCGCAGGACTTGGGCAACAAGCTCTGTTCGTGCTTATTAGTGCAATCATGTTGGCAGTCAATTACCGCCACCTCGGTGCTGCCGTCCTCCATGCAGACGAACCGGCCTGACTTCCGATAAGCCCACAGATCGGCAATATCGCCCAGCACGATCATGTCAACATCCAAGTATATGCCACGCTCAATATCGTACCGGACATCTGAAAACCCCGTACACCCTGCCTCTACATCAGGATACAGATGCACAATATCCACATCTGCATTTGTATGCCAACGGATACTGTTCTCGGTCATCCCCTTGATACAATTAAACCGCTCTGATATTCCGATATATATCGGTATCATGTGATCACTTCAGCATTTAGCACCTTAGCTAATGGCATCCGTCTAAAACATTTCAAAACACTGTCTGGACTGCAATTGATAACCTCAACTCCCAGTTTCTTGAACTGGTCAGCGGCAATACTGAAGTTAGACAACCACGATAAATAACTGCTTCTTACTTTGTCAGGGTGATCCCCGAACCAGTGCGCGGCGCCATTATCTGCCAGTTTCATGTCGTACCCTAACAACAAGATACGACTGGCGCCCATCAGGTAGGCCATGTTCAATGCCTGGAAACCTGAGTTCTGGCCATAGTGAATCACCTCGGGACTCTCGGATAGTCCGGGTTTGTGTATCCCCTTGATCCTGATAACGTCAGGATCGTCTATCTCGTCTTGTGTAATCCGTGTACCGGCAAATGCTTTGTAGTCATCCCTATCCTTGTGCCAGTCATACCATTTCTTGTCACAGAAATAATGATAGTCTGCCCACGGTGCGATCTGATAAGAATCATTAACCGCAATGACTATCTGACCCTGAGTAAGGTCTACATCACTTTGTGATAGGGACGGGCCTCCCGCCAGAATCACTATCGTCTGATTCGGATGAATCCTTGGTACTGGTGATAGGCGGCTTGCGGGTGTATTTCCGCTTTGGCTTTGCCACAACTTCACTTTTCTTAGGCGCGGGTTTAACTGAACCCTGCACCTCCGTCGCCATGTTCCGTCTTAGCCAACGACGAGCCGATGATATTTCCATCTCGTACACCTCGCCAGCATTAAACGTCCTGACAACCTCACCCTGTGCCTCAACTGTTTGAGTCGATAGGAACTGAATCTTTTTCATCATACTTGTGTCACCTTCATTTGTGCATAGTGACAGACGAAGGCTGTGCCACCGTCCGCGCTTTTCATGTATGCCATGACCGAATCGCCGACCTCCAATTCAACCAGTCCTGTAATCGAACTGCACCCTACATCACCATTTGTCCCCATCTTCCGTTGTAATTCGAACCCGGTTTTCGTCGGCGTGGGTGATGCGCTGATGTCGTCATGATATAACTCGATTTCGTATATCTTGTTGGCTGTGGCCGAGAAGCTAATAGACATATCAACCTCATAAACACCAGCAACAGTAGCCGTAATCCTGCCCGTACTAGCAGACGCCGTCATGTTGCTCGACAGTCCATCTGTGACCCATGTATCCAATAGCGTAGCCGTTGATGATGTTGTCTGCTTGGCTTGCGGCGAAGAATCATCACCGTCAGCTGTATAGATCATCGCGTAGGACTTGGACAGAACCGCATTCTTTATCTGCAGAAAAGTCCCCTGATAGGACATGCCATCAGCCGGACGTTCCACAGTGAATAACAGCCCGTCTTCCACCTTCGATAGCGGCGCAAGATCACTGGTAACCCGCCCCCCCGTCTGAACCGACGGAGGGGTGGTTTCCTTAGCCCTGACTAGCAGGGGGACAGGTTTCTTACTGGTTGCCACTATGCAACGATTTCCACAACTGCAGCCAAGTCACTATCAGACGCAGGCAGAGACTTCGCCTTGCCCAGCATGACAGCGGTCATGATTGATGTTGCCGTCGCCACAACAATCTTACCACGGACATAACGATGACCCTCAGTCAACTCATCACCACGCAGGTTAATAATGGCAACATTGTCATCATTATTTGTAGCGGGAGAGTCATGTAGCTGGGTCGCTGCCTTGCCAGTGATGGCTGTAGTAGGACTTGCGGCAGTACCAGATACGATGCTGGCATCAATCGTTGCACCTGTACCCAGTGCCCCGGTTGTCACTACCAGGATGACCTGCTCGAACAGGGACATATCCACGTCGTCCGTATAGACCGTTGCAGCAGTTTGAGAAACGGGATACATCTGCCCGACTACCGCCCATTCCTCTGAACCTAAAAGGTTTGTATTACTCATGTTTATTACTCCAAAAAAGATGCCGCCCGAAGGCGGCGAAAGGTTTATGTGCGCTCGTCTAAAGTAACGGCCCAGGACAGGGTGTTGCTACCATCGCGTTGACTGATAGCACTGTTCCACCACGGCTCGCCGGCGACACGGAAGATAAAGCGATACGCCATTGTGTCGTAGTCGAACCAGAGATGCATCGAGGTATCTGCACGGATTCCACTCGTTTTAGTGACCGTAATATATTGGTTCAAATCCACCAAAATTAGGTCACCCTTGTCTCCAAGAGTCTCACAAGCTTGCGTCTGGATCAAAGGACGCCCTAACAGTGAACCATAAGGCGAAGCACTCAACCCACCTGGCGGCATGTAGATTGGTACAGCTGTTGCAGTCGTCGAAAAGCCCATTGAGTTAAGCTGCGGTTCAATGTCCTGATGATGAAGCCAAACAGCATTAGCGCGACTCGGCCCATACATGCGACTCCACATATTCAGGATGTTTTCATGAACAAGGGTGTCCGCAGCCTGCCCAGATTCACGAGCAACACTCACCAGAGACCCAGAGTTCAGAATGCCAGTCGGTTGACCCGTACCCGTACCCTGTACGATGGCAAGATTACACTTGAAATCGAACTTCTCAGGAACACGCCGGCGCAGATAGCCATCCAGTGCGGGGGCATCGGACATCAGTTCTTCAGTCACAGGAACCAGTGCCGTCAGCTTGTTCAGTCGAAGGGTTTCCTCTTTCAAGGCTACCTTGCTCTGCGTCAACTGATCGTTTTCACCGTCCCAATAGGCTTGCAGGCCGCCGCTTGAATCCCACGGCGTGGTCTCGTCTTTCGGGAAAGTAATAGTATTACTTGAAGTCTGCATCTGGTCGGTAAGACCCATCAGCGAACCTTCACCCATTACCTTTTCCATAATGGCCGCACGGAAGTCAGGCGGTACAGCAAAACCACCATCGGCACCTACGCCTTCACTTGAGTAAGTGGTCGGCGCATTCTGCACTAGGCGAGGGTCAACAGACCCACCATTACGCGATGCAGGACGAATCGCAGCAGCGAACTCGCCGAAACTACGCCAGCCCCACTTGCCGCGGTCCTCAATAATACTGATTTGAGGGCGCCGGGTTGACTGCGGTGCCGGCGCTGCATCTGTCATCACAGCGGCCTGGCGTTCTGGCTGTTGCGGTTCGGTCTGACGACCAGCCGACTCCATCAGTTTGGCGGTTTGAGCATCAATGCGCTCACGACGATCAATTTCCTGCTCAGTCTTTTTGTACTCGGCGAACAGCTTGGTAATATTGTCCTCCTCATCCTCCAGCAGGTCACGTTTCTCACCATCGGCCTTGGCCTGGATGGTCTGGATTTGCTCGTTGTAGTCCAGAAGACTATCGCGCAATTCCTGCAATTTCTCGGTGTTCATTGTCTATTCTCCAATTTGATAAAAGTATCGTGCATAAAAAAACCCCGCTGGCAGGGCTTGATACATAACCGCTGGCAGTTATGCCTACAAATTCTTTGACCGTAATGACGCGGCGACATAGGCCGACACTTCAAGCGCGACGCGATCAGATCGAGGGCGTTCAGGTGGTATCAGGTTCTCCGGAGTGTGCTTGTAGCGGTCTTTGTGGACTACCGCAGCCATACGCGTCTCTTCGTTAATTGAATCAATAAAACCTCTTTCTAATGCTTCCTCAGCATTCATCCATGTCTCGTCAGCCATCCATGCCGCGATATCTTCAGGATTGCCGCCCGTTCTATTAACGTATGTATTAACGAGTTTTTCTTGAACCTTATCCATCACGTCAGCCTGTCCGCGAAGTTCGTCAGCCGTGCCGGCCGCTACCATCCACGGGTCGTGAATCATCATAAAGCCATTCTCAGCCATGCGGATTTCATCGCCCGCCATTGCAATAATCGAAGCAATGCTTGCGGCAAGGCCGTCAATGTCTACCGTGATGTGGGCAGGATGATTCCGTAATGTGTTATAGATCGCATGACCATCAAACACAGAACCGCCTTCCGAGTTAATTCGGACATTGATATTACTGACCTTTTTCAGGGTCTTAACATCATCAGCAAACTGTTTTGCAGAGATACCGCCCAACCAACCCGCGCCGATTTCCTCATAGATCAGGATTTCGGCCGATTTAGCCTTTGATTTAATTTGATAGCCTTTCCGATTTATTTCCATAGTCGTTTCCGAGTAGCGCCGACTTGATCTCACCGGCAATCTGTTCGACGGGATACGGCACCCCATCATCGAAGTAGTTAAGCATTCGCTGTCTGATTTCAGGGATACGCGCCCGCGTGACATCATCGGGAGCAATGTCTTTTAACTTATCCGCACAATAAACCTCGTGCTGCGGCATGAACGTGGTCATCCAGTTAACAAACCCGCCACGATCTCCGGCGTGCCGTCTTACAGCATCGTGCAATCTAAACCTTTCACGGTTCGCTATCTTTTCTGCGGCCTCGTCAATCTCGGGCGTTTCCTCAACAACAGGTACAGGTGCAGGATCTGGCTGTTCGCCCGCGTTTTCTAACGTGGTCATGTTCAATTGCACAAACCGCTTCTCGCCAAAGGGAACGGGATTCATATCCTCAAACTCGCGGATCTCGTTCACACTCAAGACCCCAAGGTTCCACAACTCACGATAGAACGTGGACCGTGCGGCCATGTCACCACGTAGCAGGGCGTTCAAGTTCAGCTTGGTATAGAACGATCCCCTTTGCCCGAACAACTTGTAGTCGGCCTCCTGCTCCATCCGGGTTGCCCACGGTTGTAAAGCGTCAACCACGACTTCTATGCTCTGTTGTTCTATATTGGAAAAGGTCGCATTCTCAAGCGACTGTAATTTGTGAGGCGGTAGCCCAAACCATCTGGCTATGTCCTGCACCTGAAACTGTCGGGTTTCGAGGAACTGCATGTCGTCCATAGGCATCTGTAAATTCTTAGCCTTGATGCCTTCCTCAAGTATTAGAGGATTGCCCGCCTTTTTTGGACCTTGTACCCAGCCCAATAAACTGTCTTTAAAGTTCTTATAGGCTGATTCGCCAAACGCCTCTGGATGCTCTACAACCAGGTTAGTCATTAACCCGTTTTCGAAAATGCTTGTACCAGTCTGCTCTGCAGCCAATCCAAGCCCGATACCTCGCCGGGCCAGATTAACAACCGAATAACCGACTAAGCCATCAAACCCCAGCCCGTGAAGATGATAAACGTTATCAGCAGATAGACGATTATTAGGACCGGCTGAATTAGATACCTCATAATATATGACACCTTCATCCCGCTTGACCTCAACCCGGTCAGGGCTTATCGGCCATAAAGCAGTCGGTCGATTGGCGCCATCACGCTCAATCTCGGCATAGCCATTGCCCCACGTTAATGCGTGAGCGGTCAGGGTCTCCCGAAAGACAAACGCAGACATTTCTGGATTTGGCCGAGAATGTAAAAGCCGATCTACGTGATGAGTCCTGATGACTTCCTTGCGCCCGTTGTTCTCGGTCATCACCCGCCACGGCAACATAGCTAATTGTCCAGATATGTAACCGATAGCCCGGAACACTGCCGAAAACTGGAGCGCGGTATCATGGTCCACGCGCATACCACCGTTCAGCATCGGGATGTATGTCCGGTCCCGTAGTGGGTTGTTTGGATCAGTTGCCCGGTTCAGAAACCGCCTTAGACGTTGCAGAATTGTCACTACCAAGTATCCCTCGCGTATCGTAGACTGACGTTTTTACTTCCTCAAACGGCAGCGCTCTGTTAAGTGCCATAATCAAGGCGACCACTCCATCTATCTTGTTCTCGGGCCGTTCCTTGTTGGGAAATATGTTGTCTTTCAAATCGACCCGGGCAGTTACATTGCCGAACATCCACATCAATACGGGGTCCATTTCAAACTGGATCTTCTTATCCAAGATCAAAGCCTCTAGGGACTTCATAGGATCAGAGAAATTCTTAACCGTGGCGCCGACCTCGACCATAGGAAACCCCTCGGCCATCATCCGGGTACTGAACTGAGTAGCCTGGAACGGATCAAACGGAACTTCCTTCACCTCATGTTCAGACTTTAAAGCCTTTAGGTCGTCCTCGATATACTCGAAATCAATCACATTGCCCGGGGTACTCGTTAACCATCCGCCCGCGTGGAACCCTTGATAACGAGTGTTATCGTTTATCGTTTCCTCGGGCAAGTAGTGCTTTAAGAAAGCCGTATAAGACCCGTCATGCGGGAACAGTATCGCCATAGACGCAATGTCTATCTTGCTGGCAAGGTCGATACCCACATAACAAGGCTCACCCTTGAAGTCCTCAATATTAAGATTCTTCTTCCGGCAAGCCTGGAAAGCCAACATGTTCATCCAAGCCGCTTTGGCGCCAACCCACATATTTAAATGTTTGGTTTTATAGGCCGCCTGCTTTGTCGGGGATCTTCGCGCCTGCTTTAACTGGCCGGCAAGAAAATCAGCATTGACTGATATACCATAATTTGGATTGGCCTTGATCTGGGCCTCGATGGTATCCCACTGATCCCCATCATCCAGGGTATACACAATGGCAAATACCCGATCATCATCAACCGTCCCTTTCAGAATCTTGAGAACATCGTCGCGCTTTGTATAGCACGGCCCACCCATATCAGCGCCGGCAGTCGTGATATGTAACAGTATCGGCTCATCCCGGGCGCCCATGCCGGTCTCGAACGTGTCTACAAGGTCAGATGTCTTGTGTTCATGGAACTCATCCACCAGACCCGCGCTAGGGCTTGCGCCATCACCCGGATTGCCAATAACAGGCGCAAATCTGGATAAATCATCCAGCCGAACCAACGTCTTGGCATTAACCTCGATCTTGTATTTCTTTCTAAGTTTCGGGAGCCTTTCGCATATCTGCCTGGCAGGCCGAAAGACTTCCCACGCCTGAAGCTCGGACCCGGCGCCACAATAAACCTCGGCGCCATGATCAGCGCCCCAGGTCAACATGCCTATACCAATGCCGGCCACCCAGAACGTCTTGCCATTCTTCCGGGGAACCTCGATATAGATATCCTGAAATCGCCGTTTCTTGCCTTTATACCAACCAAATATGTTAACCGTGCAAAATATCTGCCAATCGGACAGCTTTAATAATTCATGCTTCGCCGCCCATCTGCCCTTAACATGCGGAATCTTCTCAAGATTCTCACACCACATCTCAGCTTGTTCATGGTTTAACCAGATATCATCACGGGCTAAATCATCAATAAACCGCTGACATGCCTGCTTAGCATACTCACACGCAGGAATATTCCCACTGACTACATCATCAGCATATTTCGCAGCAACCTGAACAAACATCAGAACTCACCGTCATCATCCTCAGGCTTGGTCGCCAGCTTCGCCCGGTCCGATGGTGACATACCAAACCGTCCAAGAATCAGCACCAACTGACTAATCCGCGCCGTCGCCATACCCGCGAAGTCAGAACGACTCTCAGCCACCAACCCAGCAGCTACATTCACCATCTCGACATCTGCAGCCGTCAATACACCATCAGGCGCCGACTTGCGGAGCTCGTGCCAACACTTGACCTGCAACGGGTTTAAATGGCTGGGCGCGACTTCAGGAAAAGGATTGCTGACTTTAGGGTCAACACGCGCTCTTTTCGGGTTTTTTTTGAATGCCCCTCGGGCATCTAGCAACGCTGTCGCTGTAAGTGGTCTCGTCATAAGTCATTGATTCCATTGGTCGAAAAACTGAAAGACGGCTCCGTACAGTAGAACGCTAAAACGTCATAGATAACAATTAGTTACAATATAGCTATAATATTGACTTATTTTATACATTGAAATCAATTTGCATATAAAACAATGACTTAAAAGCGTGAGCAACTCAATTTTTCCTTCTTATACTATATATAGCTTATAAAACAAGCAGTTATAGCGATATCCTATAATGGGGATGAGATAAAGAAAATTGCCTATCGGTAGCCAGAGACTCAACCTGTAGAGATAACACCCCCCCTCCCTGCGCTATTTTCCGAAGGCGCCGTCGACAATAGCGGTCTTATAGCTGTGACATGAGTGACACAAACTTTGTAAGTTACTGGAATGATTGTTCTTATTGTTGCCGTCTATGTGGTCGACATCAGTTGCCCGTGTGATAAACCCTTCTGCTTCACAGTGTTGGCATAGTGGTTGCCGTCTTAGCTGGCTGGGTCTTATTCTGTCACGCCATGCACGGCTGTCGTATGTGGTCCTGTCACGCTTATTTCTAGCGTCACGCTGTTCTGCCTTGTGGGCATCACATCGGCCTTTGAGTGTCAGGGTATTACAGCCTGGCTTTGTGCAGATTCTTGGTGCTGCTATTGGCATTGGACCGTTAGTGATCTTGTCTCAGCATCTACCGTTAGCAGCCTTGACTCATCTATAGTGATTAACCTGGCTTCACTTGTGATTGTGACTATCCGGCAAGCCGGTGTAGCAACAGATCCTGACCACGTAACAACCCCGGAATAAGTTGTTATTGTATAACTTGTTGTTGCGCCTGTTACTTCTGTATCAGCTGACGAGCCTGTAACAACACCTGGATAAGTGGTTATTGTGTAGGATTCAGCCTCACCGGTGATGCTTCTCCCAGCTGCAACAACACCAGGATATTCAGTTATCGTGTAGGCTTCCGCACTACCTGTAATGCTTCTGTCTGCTACTACATCACCAGAATATCCGGTAATAGTAAAACCAGCACTATCCCCTGCAATGCTAGTACCGGCACTTGTGCCTGTAACAACCCCGGGATACGTGGTTATTGAATAACTAGCACTGTCCCCTGTGACGCTTTCCCCGGCACCTGTTCCTGTAACAACACCGGGATAGGTGGTTATTGAATAACTGGCGCTATCACCTGTGACGCTTCGAGCTGCAGCAACAGTCGCGGGATAAGTAGTTATTGTATAGCTACTACTGGCACCTGTGACGCTTCTGCTTGCAGTAACTGTTGCTGGATAAGTCGTTATTGTATAACTGGCACTGCCCCCTGTGATGCTTCTAGCTGCCGTAACAGTCGCGGGGTAGTCTGTTAACGTGTAACTGCTACTGGCACCCGTAATACTTCTATTTGCGGTAACAGTCCCAGGATATGTGGTTATCGTGTAACTAGCACTATTGCCTGTAATACTACGATCTGCGGTAACAGAACCAGTCTTTCCTGAAAACGTATATGAAGCAGCGTCACCAGTTACAGCGGTTCCACCTGCCGCAACAGCGCCAATAATGCGTAGGCGTGGGATTCTCATCAGGCTGGCATTAGGATCTGGTAGGGATCAGCTTCCAAAGAGGACACTTCTGGTGCGGATAGTCCCCTATCCCAAAAGAACACACAGGCCATATCACCATCATAGGCGTTGACCGTCGAATTAATTCGGGCCAATCCATACTCTGCCGATGAAGCGAATAAACTGGTAGTGTACGCTGTCGAGGCTTTTTCTTTTCCTTCTACATATATTTTTAAATTAACCTTGTCATACGTGCCGCAAACATTCTGCCACTTGTTTAGAACAGAACTTGCCACGCTCTCGCCAACCCTGGCGCCACCATTATTAATAATAAACGCATAGCCATCACCACCACCGCCAGCATCATTCCATAAAATGAATTGAGCATCACCACCACCGCCCCAACATGAGGCAATGCGCTGGTCTGCTGATATCGTATTAGTCAATCGCTGTCGCGCAAAAATAGACATCATCCCTGTATCTATAATTTTATCCCTGATAGATGACGGAAGATCCGCGTATGAATTTAAGAATGTTAGATGCTGCCCATATTGACTTGTCCCTAATCCCTCAAAAGACGGAAGGAAAGTAATGGTGCCATTATCAACTAGATTCTTCATGCCATAGCTGGCCAGAAGAACCCCAGTTAACCCTCTTGATAAAGGATGCTCCCAATCAATCTTAACCGCCCCTACAGGCTTCTTACCCGGCACCCACAGGTTAGGCTCACGTAGTAGGGCGTCTTCTAAATATAAGATTGCCATTACGCATCTGCATAATCTATCGGGTTGAATACCTGATGCATTTCAACGTCATCTGCTTCAAAGGCATCGCCGCTATTGTTCACAACAATTAATTGGCCATAGCGACTAGACGGAGCGAAAACACCAACTATTCCATTTTGAACAGATGCGTTATTACTTGTACTGAGAGAGCCTATATATTGACATAAGGCAAGAAATTCGGCCAACGTCGGAGAGCCTACAGCACCGTCTGGAGCTGCTGCATCAGACCCGCTATTGCCAGCTACATTGCCAGTGCCTGTAGTAGTAGACGTGGATGGTGCCCAATAGTAGTCAACTGAGACATCGGCTGATGGAGTCTCGCCTGTGAAATCAACACAACCAAGAACCTCATATAATGCGCTGCGAGCAGCACCAAGATCGACTTTCGCTGACTGCCTTCCTGCTGCTGTCGCCAATGCTGATAGCGTCAAAACAACATCAGTCGGAGTCCCTATAGTCCAGTTTGTACCAGCATCTGCTGGAGAAAATGACCCGGTAACAAAGAACCGTATTTGTGTCCCGACCGATACTTGTAATGTCATTACGAATCCCTCGCAGCATACCAGTCTTGCTCAGAGATTGACGTACCGAATCCCCACAATATTTCTGCCCTTGACCCTGGAATATCTATCAGAGCTAACATGGCCGCATTCATTTCAACTGTTTCACCAGCAGCCCAGATGCTTACAGATCCCGGCCCTGTGAGCTGCGTTCGGAGATCAGGGGTAACTATCAGGTTTTCTTCTTCAAAACCATTTGAGCCGGTCATCCACCGAAGCCACTCTTGTGCATCAGCCAGCACACCGTCATACGCATCAAAGGTTGTTGCCGACCTAACAGCAGCAGAGCTTATCTTTGGCTTGCTAACGATAAAAGCAGGATTTGTCTCATTGATTACACCAACCAGCACGGCTGAATTGCCATCAGTGTCATACCCCAACCCCAAAGGGTCAGTATTAATCTCGGTCTTCAGCGCCAGTAGGTCGTCTGGGTCGTTTCTGTCAAAGCTCATAAAGCGCCTCTATGATCAGGTAATCTGATATACACCGTTCGCATTGAACGAAAAGTCCAGAGTTCCACCCACGAGGGAAATAGGACCACCCATATCATATGAACATAGGACACGTTTGTAAGTATCTGTGTTGTTATAGATAACCATCCAATAGATGTCGGTCGGGCCAGACCCATCCTGCGCAATTTGCGTAATATTGTCGAAATCCAGCCTGAAAGTATTTGCTGCTGCTTCTGTCCATGCGGGATTTGCCAAGGCAACCGGACCCTGATACGCAGTGGCGCCAGTGTCAACTTCATTCGTTGAGAAGTCAGTTGTACCGGTTCCCCCCCAATGTGGCGCCGCAGTATCTCTCGATGCCAAAGCAGCTGCATCAGTATTGTCAACTAATGCAAAATTAAACGTATCTGCTATATCCCATACAGTTCCTGATCCTTTGTCATTTAGTATGATCAAAGCCGTATCGAATACCGTGATGTCACCTTGTGCCATGCTATCTCTCTCCGATTATAATCTTGAATGATGCCACCCGAGTCCGGCCAGCCACCGTGATGATTGTGTTAGTCACTACCAATGTCGTTCCAAGCACACCACCGGATAGCCAAACGGTTGCAGATGTCGTGGTATTTGAGTCAGAATCAACTGTTAGACCTGTATCTGCTGACCAGGATGACGAACTGATAGTGTCGCTGTCCAACCATGTAGCCCAATTAATCAGATAATCAAGCACTTCTGCAGGCGCTTTTGAGTATTTCTGTGTTATAGCCATCAGCCCACCCATAGAATTTAGCCAAAAAAAAGCCCACAATCGGGGGGGATGTGGGCATTAAAAACCGCCGAAAGGAGACACAAATGGCGGGTATTACATTCTAGTGGCAACTTGCCGTATTTGGAATATAGTGCATTATGGCTAATATGTCAATATATCATGCACTTACATAAGTATTATTAATTCAGCCCTGTTTGCTCTTGGTTGAAATTGCATTAATCAGCGAATAGGCGCCGGTTGTGGCCTTGGCTGTACCTTATCACTTACTGCGCATAGTTCAGATATCTTTATCATTGGCTGACAGTTATTTGGTACATTCATCCATGCGGCCTCAACCGAGCATATCTTTACACCGTATATGTTAAATACATCACGGAATAAGTCGGCAATATTATCCTTTATGCAAGCATCTATTGCGGCAGCCTCTAATATCTCGTTATCACTCATTTCAGCGCCTCCAATAACTAGTTGCGGATTATTCATCTCCCGGCGGATTTGGATTGTTATCACCATTCACTATTGGCTGATAGCCACCGGATAACTCTATATTTTGTTCAGCTATCTTTATTAATGTTTTCCCAATTTGGGCCAACTCCACTGCTGTCATTTCCTTATAAAAATACTCATCACACATCTCTTGTATCATAAATCGGTCTTTATAATTATAAACGCCAAAAACCCGCCCAAGCTTAAATATTGGTTCGAATTCGTCCCAATACTTCTCAGATCCGGTCATTTTCATTTCAGCACCTCCCACAACTCGTTATACCCAACATTTAACCGCTTCCGTACCTGATGCCGCGTGCAGTCCAGGATTATCGCAATGCGCCTCTCTGTCATACGACCATAAAATACGCCTGAAATGACACACTTTGATTTCTCTGGCAGTCTATAAAACACCTTTTCGGCCTTGTCCACATTATCATCGCCGGCGAACCATGTAGGAATTTTACTGCTACGGCTACACCCGCCGGAATCACCCGACATTAACGAGCCTATCGGCGTGCTCGATCCATATCCCAGCACATTAGGAAATGCAGATCCGTCGCGCTTCCACTGAGCCCACGCCAGCCATTCTCGCTGTATGAACAGCCTATCGCGTCGATTCAATATACTTTGCCCTTTCCAGCGGCATCACGCCATGATTTGCATGATAATCGTACTGTTTTTCTGCCCGTTTCCTTGCCTTATATGCGTCTACCATCAACGAATACGATCCAAGATATAACCGATTACCCTTATTATCCGTTATTCGTACATCCCACTTCCATAATTCCTTATTCCAAACAACGCCTATAACACCGCTAAAATTTGTATGCGGTATTCTTGCATTACGCATATTATTAGATCCATCTACTTCCCTCAAGTTAACAATTCTGTTGTCATCCTTAACGCCATTTATGTGGTCTATCTGATCTCTCGGCCATGTTCCATAATATATCAACCAAGCCAATCTATGCGCCCTATATCCACGACCTTTATACCTGATTTTCCTATATCCAGAATCATTGTGTCCGGCTATAGCGCCTACACTAACATTTGACGCTGGAGATATGCGCCATCGCAATAACCCCGTATCACAATCATATTCTAATATGTCACGCGCAGTTTCAACAGATAGCGAATCTTCCATATCAATGACTAACTGGCTTTTATTAACCATTAATCTCTCCAATGATATTTATTCAGCATGCGCACCCCAGGCTTGAAACCCGTTACAGTCCACAGCACCAGCCCTGTTCAGCCTACAGTAGTGTTTTACCTTCCCGGTGCAGTCACCGTTAAATATAACGGTATGGTGTCGGCAACTCTTACATAATTTACTTTTAACCTGCGTCACATGTCTGCACCATCCCAGAGCCAACAACCGGAATTTGGCTCTGGAATAACCCTCTTCATAAATCGGTCATCTTCAGTCATAGCTCATTTACCTCTAATTGCCGCTCCGTTTCACACTGACCGCCCCATTATCAATAGTGATCTCATATTCTGGCGGATGCAGACCTCTATCGAGTAAATCAAACAACGGAGACTCACCAATACATTCAAAGACATCCTCAGCATATAGATGCTCGACCCGATACGGAACAAACCTCATTCCAACAAATATATCAGCCGAATCCCCATCCTCTAAAAATCCACCATTTACGTAAAACTTTCCTATTCGTTTCATAGCTCATTTACTCCTGTTATCATAATGGCCAGCGTAGAATCTCTATCACAGGCCGACTCTATCATTTTGATAAATTTCCGCTTAAGCTCTGCCGTGGCTGCGTCATATCCAGCAACATAAGGAATCTTATGCACTGAATGATCCGTAGCGGATAGCCCGTTACGGTCCAGGTACCAGGCAAAATAGCTGGATTCGGCGTTTGTCATTCTGGCTCACGCAGTATGGTTATCATTTCGAGCAGCCGGCCGGCACGGTCTGAATTAATCATGTCATTGGGTGAGATTTCACCCAAAGATGGGTTTTTTGCCGCATACCATTTTGCAGCCATAACTCTGTTGCCATAAAAATATTCGATTACAATTTTATCTATCTCGTCTAAAATTTTCATGTCATAGCCTCGATTTTGATAATCAATAACTGCAATTGAAGATTTCTGGACGCCCCTCCCATTTTTTCTATGTACTCTAGTAGCTCATCGCGCATCTGTATCCGGCCCTGCTGTCTCGCTTCTTCCAGGTGACGCTCTTTTGTGGTTTCTGGTTTATCCATCATCCAATCCCCTGATTTTCCGTTCAAGATCCGATATCAATAACTCATAATCCCCGATACCATATTTCCTTGACTGGTATTTCAGATACCTGAGATCGTCAATTGCTTCCCGGCCATACCTGTCTTC